TGAGTTTTATTAAAACGTCCAGCAGACCTTGTGGCCTCAGCTTGAAACCTCTGAGAAACAGCCTCTTGTTTATACCCAAAAGCCAGCCTCCATGCGTTGTTCTTAATTGTCTCAACATCGAGAGCGCCCTGTTCAGCAGTATCCATTTGCAAATCAAGTGCTGTGTCTGAATCAACAACAATGCCTTGAGCTGCGAGAACAGCCCTCTGATCACCAGCAACTTGATTCACTTTTCTCTGGTATTCCTTGGCCTCCTCATCACCTTGAGTAATAATCTCGGTGGCCTTGATCTCAGCAAATCTTGCGTTGATCTCATTCTGCACTGCCTGAAACTCAGCATTCGCCGCGCCAATCATTCCCTGCGCTCTCATGCTCTCAGAGCTTGCATAAGCATTAAACATCTGAGTGCCTGCTGTGATCGCTGCTCCACCACCTGCCATTATTGACCTCCTGCTCTGAAAGGAAAATATCCAGCAGGCGCTATTGCCAGAATGGAACAAGGCACTGGATCAACCTGTCTTAAAAATACCCGACCACCAGAGTTCCACTCACTTGTGATATTCACATCAATGGAATCTGTCTTGAGTTCTGGTGGCGAATCATAGCTCTCATCATTTCTCAATTTGTATTCAGTCAAATTTTCCAGAGGATCTGTTGTGTCGCTTGTTGGTGGTTTTGGACCTGCCCACATCCCACGAGTCTCCTCCACAAAAATTGTCACGTTCTGCACATCCTTAAACTTATCTGTAAGTGTTTCGCCTTGCAATGAATCTATGTTTAGAGTCTCAATATCACTGATGTAAGGCAAGCCAACATGAACAACAGCATAAGGCTTATCAAGAGTGATGGTCCCATTTGCCACAGTCAGCGTGGTGTATGAGGCATTGTTCGGACTAGCTGCAACAAACCCATCAGCAAACACTGAAACATCCTCACCCTCGAGATGCCACAATCCAGTGACCTGATCCACGGCATAAGACCAGGTTGAAATTGCTGTTGATCTCATCGCTGCTGGCACTGTTTTTTGAGGAGTCACACTGACAACTGTAGTGCTGCTGTAAGCTGTAATCGTACACCTGATGACTGTTCCATCAGAACCTGTCAAATGGACTGCATTGCCAACGTCAAACGCTGAGGATGTAAATGTGGCAACGCTTGCTGTAAGAGTCAGAGTCTCATCATAAGTCCAGTTGGTTCCACCCGATAGCGTCATGGTGGTTGTGCCTGTATGCCTGCCATCATAAGTCAGATATGAATCCATGAACTTGGCGTCAACAACATCTGTAATGCTCCGCGTGGCAAGTCTCTCAACATATCTTTTCGTTAAACCATCAATAGTTCTTTTTACAGTCACATAAACAGCATCCTCATCACCCTCAGGAACAGAGGAAACACTCTCAACCACACCACCATCAAAATCATGTCTCGACCAGGCAACAATGCCCTGCTCTCTTACATAAGTTAATGCCAGCAAGGTGCCATCATTTCTGACAACCCACAAGACTGAGTGAGGAATCTGCTGATAAGCCCAATCAGTAAGACCAAAATCATCAAACAAATGAGCTGAGAATATCGTCAAATCGTTTCCAGAATATCCATCAACTGAGAACTCATACCCGAGATCCCTGATAATAGATCCACGAGCCTGGACATACAGCGCAGACTTGCCGATAGGAATCGGCTGCATGTTGTTCGCACCATAATATGATTGCTGTTTTGGGTTCACAGACGTTGGTCTTAATATCCCAGAATCATCTCCACCAACAGTCCACTCACCTGACTCTGTAAACACAACCAACTGGCTGAGATCCATCAGATGCCTGACTTCATTCACTCGCTGTCCTGCGATCTGAAATGTGATTGCATCATCTGCCTGTATTGGTGATGACTTGGTGAAGTTCTTGAACTGCCCGATCTTAGATGTCCATATTTTTTCAGGGAAATCATCTGAATTTGCAAACGCCAATCGCTGCTGATAATAGGTCACAGTGGATGGATAAGCTCCAATCTCTGTTGCAGTTCCACCAGATGAGTAAGCTGTGAATGCAGATGTATCAACATTGTTTCCATCAGCATCTGTAAGCTCAAAAGTATTTGCCCCTGTATTTACGTTGGCAACAATGTATCTTAGTGAGTTGACCTCAGTCATTCCAGACACACCTGTAATCACAATATCATCACCATTTGACCAAACATCAGAACCTGAGTAAGTGACAACACCTGGACTGGCTTGTGTGATGCCTGTAATTGTTGATGATGTTACCACAAAAGGAACTGAGTTGATCGGTGGCGTGATTGTTGTGTCAACCTCTTGCCCGATGTCATCAAATGATGATCCACCAGAAACACCAAGCAAATAAAAGATGTTATTTGATCGCCTATAAACATTATATTCCTGGGCACCAGTGACAGATGAGAAACTTATGGTCAATGGATCGGCTGCTGTTGGCGTACCTATAGATGCAGATGTGTGTGAAGTTGATGCCAAGGACTCCTCAAGAGAATCCTCAGCAATCGCTGTCACCACATAAGTAAATGTATCTGATCCAGCAGGGCCACCACTCGATCCACTAATGGATGGTGCGCTGATCGCAGGTGTAATTGTAATGTCTGTAAAAGTCCAACTCGTGTCAGCAGTTCTCGATAATTCTTTTGGTGGATAGTATGGATGCACAAGAGTCATCACATCTGCTGATTGAATGTACTGAACATCAAACAACTGATCCTCAGCATAAACCGTATCAACCTCATATACCTTGGCAACTGTTCCACCTGATGCATAAGCAGTATATGCAGATGAATCAATATCTGTTCCAGCGTTATCTTGTATTGAAAATGTTGTGGTCGATAAAACTGTGATCTTAAAATTTCTGCCATTCAACTCTGTCATGCCAGTGATTCCTGCAACAGCAATCTCATCACCAGTTGAATATCCATGCGTTCCACTCGTGGTTATCACAGCAGGATCTGCTGCTGTAATGCCTGAGATATTCTGTGCAGTCTCAAATATGTAAGATCCATTCTTGATGAACCTTACTTTTTTATTTGCGAACTCAAGGATGTATGTAACTGATGTGCTGAATATAAAAGGAATCAATCTTGAAACTTTTGATGAATCATCAACCTCACCAATAAATTTTGTGCCTGGTCTGTTGGTTGCACCACCATGCCTCATTACAAAATAGTTTCTAAGAGTTCTTAATCCTGTCTGGTATTTGGAGATATCAACCCTTGCATACAAGGCAGGCGCTATCTCACCACCAGCAAAACTGCGCTGAATAACTGTTGACATTACGACTCCTTATAGAACTCGTTGGCCGTATCTTTTTTCTCAGCAGATTCCTCAGACTCCTTTGATTTGACCTCAACTCCCATAAGCTGAATCTCTATACTCGTCTTTGGAACATCGCCCTCATACTCATGCTGCTCAACCTCACATACCTTGCCATATCCCATGACCATAACCTTGGCGCCTATTTTTGGAGGTTCACTCATTCCAAGTTTCTTGTAGCTCTCAGGATCAAATCTTAATTTTAATCCATAAGGGTATTGAGGCTCATCACATACAATAGAATGCTGTGATCTGTCTTTTTTTTCCTCTGATGTGATTGTCATATCCTTCATGTTCTTGACCTTTCAAACTCTGAGTATGGGAGTTCATCTCGTTGTTCCTCATTGGCTGAGGCTGCCCTTGCTCTGCTTATTTCCATGTCATACATATTCATTGCATCATTTTTCAATTTGAACGGATCACCCTTGGCAAGCCTTGGAGCAATATAAGTTGCAAGTCTAAACGATAATGCAAGTTGAAAATCTGGTGGATAAAATGAGGGATCTTTTACCCTCTCTGTGTACACAAGCTGTGCATCCTCTGAATCTGTATAGATGATTCTCGCAGCAGCATCTTTGAGGATTTTTAATGGAACACGAGATTGTCTCGTGTCATTCCTGATTGTGCTTTTGATCTTGCGAACATCAAGGCAGTCAGATGGATAACGATATGAGTATGTGTACTCCTCATTGTTCGATCCAGTGAATGTTTCAAGTAGACTCAACGAAACAACCTTGGTGGCAAATGGCCACGGAAAATCTCTCAATGTTGCATCCCTTGCCAGGTCATAAAACCTGCGACAAGTCCTGGCCTCCTCAGAGGATTCAGTATCAATATTGGATATGTCTTTTCCGACACCAATATGTGATAAAGCAAAATTGCAAATCTCAGTCTTACTAGACATTAGCTAAACCTTGGTTTTGGTTTCGGTTTTGGTTTCGGTTTTTTTGGTCCATATCCCATTTCAATCTCCATGGCAAAAAAGGGGAGAGTTGCCCCTCCCCTAATCATTAGATGACATTATCATCCTTTTTAAACTTAGCTGATGACTTAGCAGGTTTTGCAACCTCTTTTTTCTCATCAACTTTTGCAACCTTTTCCATCCACTTATCAGAGAACTGATCCTCTGCTACATGGAAAACATCACCTGGATACTGTCGTTTCAAATTACAATATCCCATTTGAATAGCTCGTACTTTCATTTAATCTCTCCTTAGCTGATTGTAAATCCATCAGGATAAGCAACGTAAGCCTCAACAGCGTTTGCTGGTTGTAAGTATGCGCTAACTGTCACTGTCGGAGTAGTTCCACCAAGAGTATAATTCAAACGAACATACCTCTCCATGGATGTATCCTTTGGTAACAAGGCGACATACTTAGTCCCTGCTGCGTCACCACGAGTGATTGTGATTGTACCTACTGTTGCAGCAGATGAAAAACTTGAGTTGTCATCTGTTTGAATTGCAACTGAGTAAGTCTCATCTGCATCACTGTCATCAGCAGCAACGTCAACAAGTAAAACCACAGCCATAGGCTCACCAATCCCTAAGTTCCCATCAGAACCAAGGTCGATCAGGTTGGTTGATGCAGCAGTAGCTGTCAACGCCTGGGCATCTGAAAATTCATTTTGTGCATCTAAGATCATTTTAAATCTCCTTTAATTATTAGTTTGTGAATTTTGTTTCTTAATGATAAATGTCCCTCATGAAAAGAGACCATCGCATTGGCAACAAATTTAGACAGACACATGGTAAAACCAACACTCCAGAATTTTGGGTTTGGAGAACTATGAAGTCTAGATGCAATAATCCAAATAGACCTGAATACAAAAGGTATGGAGGTCGAGGGATTAAAGTTTGCGAGAGATGGCTTAAATCTTTTCAGAACTTTTATGACGACATGGGGCAGAGGCCAAGTAAATATCACCAAATTGATAGAATCAATAATGATGGAAATTATGAACCAGCCAACTGCAAGTGGGTTATGCCATCCGAAAATGCCAACAACACCAGCGCAAATCGACTGATAACTTGGAACGGTGAAACAAGAACTATTACCGAATGGGCAAGATCTCTTAATCTCAACAGGGCGGCCATCGGCAAAAGACTTGCCAATGGATGGACTGTTGAGCAGTCTCTCACAATCCCAAATTTGAATGGGCAGTACCGTGGATTGCGTCATAAAACTCCTGAGGAAATATTAACATTAATCATCAGCTAACTGTCGCCTCTGTCTCGAGAAGAGCATCCACAGTTCTGATTGGAATGTTTCTGAAATGAGCAACCATTTTTCCATCAACATCTTTGTAAGTCATGCCAGCAGCAGCAACGTCATCTCGTCGTTGGATGTCTAACTGTTGTTTACAAGTTCTGTTCATGTAGAATGCACATCGACCCATACCTAAACTTGGGATTCTGTGGATTGCTTTAATCATCAGGTTGATAAGATTCGCTTGTGATCCAGAGTTTGCAACCAAGTCAGAGATATCAATGTTTGCAATACGCACAGAGAATCTCCAATCTTTAAGTGCAAGACCTGTTTTCCACTGCCACTGATCTTGGTAAGCTCTCAAACGAGAACCAGCAATACCTGTTGCATCTTGGATGGTAAGCTCACCGTGATCCATGTGCTGTAATCCAGCCTTAGAACCTTTTGGAAAAATACCAGCAACTGTGTTGGCGCCCCAACAAACAAGCCATACAGATGAGTTGTCAGAACCAGAACCTGATCCAGTCAACACGTTCTGTGCATTTGTAGCACCAGAAATTGCAGAGTATCGTGGAGCAAATCCAGTGAACTCCTCAGGAGCTGTGGAGCTGTTACCATACATAAGAGTTGACGCCATTTCCTGGTTCATCGCCTCGATGAAAGCCTGAGCCTCACTCAAACGAAAAGCAGCAGTGTTGCCATTCAAGATTGCCAATTCCTTATCAACCTCAGACCATGCCTCAAGAGTTCCACACATCTCATCAACTTGAGCAGTGGTACTTTTACTAGGCTGAACACCTTGGTTGATTAGTTTCCAGGCTGCTGTTGGCAGACCAGTTCTAATATTTGTTCTGTGTCCAGTGGGCAAGTTACCCTCCATGAACATCATGTCATCAAGAATCTCATTTGACTGAGATAGCATTTCAACGATTGCTGGCACTTTTCCATCTGGATCAAGGCGTTTTGCCCAGTCAGCGAGAGTCAGTGCGTTTTGTCCTAAAGTAGCCATTTTCTAAATCTCCTTAGTTTTGTGAATTTGGATAAAACACATCCTCTAATGATCTTTGACCAGTAGATGGACTGTGTTCTTTTACGATTGTGTCAGGCGCCATTGCCTTACCAATACGAGCAAATATTCTCACAACCTCAGGATTGTTTCCGTATCCAGTATCATTCAGATATTCTCTGAACTTATCTGTACCAAACCGATCAACAACACTCTTGGCATATTCAGCAGACTCGCCAAATTTTTCACCACCGAGTTCCTTGTCAGTTCTGACATCATCAACCCATTGCTTGATTACTTGCTTATGCTCTGCCTGTAATGACTCAATGTATTCATGATGAGCATTGTCTTGATTTTCCACGAGCTTTTCTGCTGCCTCTTTACTGAGTCCTTGATCCTTAGCATAGGATTCAATCCTCTCCATGTCGGCATCACTTAATCGTGAATCTTTTGGTTTAGCGAGTTTGTACTCACCTTGCTCATCTTTTGAATCCTTGTCATCGCTGGACTCATCATCACTTTCAGAATCGTCATCAGACTCAGCATCATCCTGCGCGTCATCCTCTTTTGATTCGTCATCATCACCCTCATCCTTTTGGTCTGGATAAAACATATCCTCATGTGATTTCTCACCTGATTCCTTTTCATCTGAACCTTGGTTTGCATCGGTAACAACAGATGTATCGTCCGTTTTTGCGACTTCGTTTGTATCCTGCGTCGCTTGATCATCAGACATTGATCTCTCCTTTTCTTAAATTTTCAGACTGCATTTGCAGCCATTTTGTTTCATCAACATTAACGATCTGAGCCAACAACCACCTGGCAACCTCACCCATACCAATGTTCATATTTTGAACAGAACCACTGTGGTTGTATGGTGATTTGTATATGCCAGCATGACTCAAGATCCTCCACATAACTCTGCGACCTTGCTCTGTATCCAGAACAAACAACAGATCATTATGCTCCTTATCCTGCGAGAGTTCTTGTTTGATCTCCGCATCTTTGACTTGTTTCTCACTGCCTGCGTTTTTTACTAACGCTCTCTTTTCAACATTCATTATCCAATCAACTCCTGTAATGCGTTGCTGTCTCCACCAGTATCAGCCTCTGATAATGTCTTGGCTGTGCTGGCCATCTCTTGAGCTGCCATCATTTGTTGCTGTTGAGCTTGAGCTTGTGCCCTCTGTGCCCTAATCTCAGCAACCTGCTCATCAGTTCTCACAATGCCAGGTGGTACGCTTGTCAAGTCTGAGTAAACATCAAGCAGTTGATCCGTATCAATCTTATCAGCAGTCTCAGGACTCTGCGCGATAACATTGGCAGAAAATGATGTGAACCTCTCGATCCCTCCAAGACCTGCAAGTTTCTGAGCCTGAGCCATGATTGAGATGTACTCAACTTTCAACTCCATGCCCTGCAACTCATCAGGTGGTGGTGGCAACATCTCTCTCTCAACCATCATATTAAATGCATTATCAATAAGTGGATCGAGCATGTCCTGGTTCAATTGCTCAAGGACTGGACCTAATGCAAGTAGCTTTTCCTCATGACGCTCCTCAATCTCACGAGCAGTGATCTGCCTGCGATCAGACTGTGCCAGCATCAAAAACAGATCCTCGTAAAATGCTCGAGAGATTCTCTCCCTTACCTGACCCTGCTTGCTCTCCATTGCATTCACATCAAATCGAACCTCATGAGCAGCCCTGAATCCTTGCATCCCATCTCTCACATCAACATAAGTAATATCACCAGGCAGCGTGGATGCCTTAGCATTTCTTAAGGATGTTGGTGCAATCATCGGTGGATTGATCATCTTTTCAATTGCCTGCAATGATCTGCGCTCACCAGTTTGTAGTTGCTTAATATCACCAATCGCTGTGAACCCTGGGCACTCAGTCCCATAAACATCCTCACCTGTGATCTCCCAACGAGGAGTGAGAATAGGGAAAAAATCAAATCCCTTTTCACTCAAGAACTTGTTTGAGATGTCTGATCCATAGGATTGACCTTGGCCGTTGTTTCCATCATGACCATGCTCGTAATAAACAGATATGTATTTTTTAAATCTTGATTCCAGCCTATTTGGATTCCACTCAGGATTAGGCTTGATCACATGAACACAATCAATCCATGCCTCAGGATTATTTGTATCCCATAAGGCCTTGACCTTGGTTGAGATATTATCCCATCTGATCTTAGTTGGATCATTGGGATCAACTCCAAATCGGCCAATGATCTGCCTGACAGTCATCCTGAACTCACGCATGAATACATCGACCATCAGCTTGTCGTTGTTCGCAATCATATATGAGCCAATCGGAAAAGGATAAAACCTCATCACGCCATTAACATCTGGCTCCATGCTCATCGCTGCTGTTGCAAAACACCCTATGTCACCATACATAATAGGCAACACATTATACAAATTTGATTTCAGGAATATGGACTGCATTCTCTGCGTGGATGTTTGCAGCCACTGTTTCACAGGCGCGAACTCATTTAAGTCTGGATCAGGTACACCAAGTTTAAACCAAGGTCTGGCAGGACTTGTGATCCCACTCATCATTCCAGCTCTGAGAGTTCTTGCTGCAAGTGTTGCAGTTGTGTCGAGGATTTTTGTATTCCTGCGATCACCCTTGTTGGCATCAGACACAAAAAACCTGGCTCGCCTGGGCAGGATGTAGTCATTCGCATCACGCCATTGGTTTTTAAATGACTGCCTCTCTCTGTCCAATTGGCCTCTTAATCTCTCATACTCTTGTCTGCGAGAATAAATAGTGCCATCGCTGTATGTCTGTTCCACTGCCATATTAAGATCCTAATAATTTCTTGCCAGAATCACCAAGAATCGTTGAACCATCACCACCACCACTGTCACCAGATAGCAATGTTCCACCTTTTTGGTTAGCATCTGCCCTTGCTGTTTTCTGTTGCGCAACTCTCATCTTACGATCCTTGATTGCTTTTTTACGAGCCTCATCAGTCTCACCTTTTGACTTAAGTTCAGCCTCTTGCTCCTTGGCTTTTTTATTCATCTGAGCGGCTCTGTCTTTTGTTCTGTTGGCCTCTTGACCTGCGAGCCTGGTTTGCTGCCTTACTCCCTCAACTGTGTCCCCAACGATATAAGTTGCTAGCTGTGGCAATATGCTTGCTGCTCCTCCACCCATATTAAATCTCCTTTAAAAAGTTTTTTTCTTTAAGATGAAACCCACGCTTAATAAATGACCTATCGTTGATGGGTGTGTCTTTGTGTGTAACGCAAATTATCCAATCAGCATCTCTCTCACCATGCTCATTAAAAGCATTTAAAAGCATTAACCCTGTCTTGCCGTGGCGATACTCTGGTTTCACCCACCAGAAAATCTGAGTGAGAGTGAGCAAATCCTGATTGAAAATATGTGGGACTAACATGCCAGCAATCAAACCAATGATTGTGCCCTCAGTTTCAGCAACGTAAAAAACATGCTCCTCAATTAAACCCTTAAGAATACGTTGTGCATAAACTGGATCATTACCGTAAAGCTGATGCTTAGTTTGATAAAAAGCAGATGAGTCCTTAAGATACTTAAAGATCACAGGCATATCATCTAATGTTGCTGCTCTGATGTTGATTGGCAATTTTATCTCCACGCAATAATGCATTATTACTATCGTAAGAAAATAAAACTTATTCAAGAGTTGCTATTTGCGACACAGGCTGATTAGCCTATCGGATCAAAATCATTATTTATCTTGGCAAGTGGATCAAAGTCTGTATCGACCTTGTGATAATTGTTCAACAAGGACATCGCTGAATCTGCTGCTGGCATATCGTCGAGAGCAAACGTCAACCCTAAACCATCAGCCCTATCTGGTGAGAATCCAAGACGTTCCTTGATTTGATCTTTTGATTCCAAAATGAACTTACCATTTTTAAATGAGTACGTTGGTGCAGCCAGTTCTTTTTTTAATATCGGGCAGCGTGGCAATACTCCACCGCGTTTCACCCAATCAGCCATGTTGAACCACATCTCAGCTCTCTTATTATAATACCTTGGATCAGTTGCCTTGCCTGCAAACTGGACCTCAATAGGTGCCTGCCCAGTCTGGATCAATGCATCGACAACGCCTGATCCATAACCACCAGTGCCATCAACAAGCTCGAGTTCTGATCCCCAACTGATCTTGGCTTTCATCACCCTGGCTGCAATATCAGTTGATCTGGCTTTTCTCATCTCCACATAGTTGAATGCCCTCAAGCCTTGGCGTGGAAAAATAATAGTAGAGTCAAGACCAAAGCGAGCAACATCAACACCCAATCTCTTTTGGGACCAGTTGTATTCAGGTTCATGCAAGTGCCTCTCCATTGCATCCTCGATCTCATCGACTGACAACAATGTATTAATGGATGTTTCGGGAAACCTCCCAAGAATATAAGACATCACCCATGGATCATCACGGCCATAAGTTTCAATCTGTTTCCTGGCCCAATCAATATCAATACGAGGAGATCTCTCTGGATCATCTGGATCACCAGTAATTCTTATTACAGTCCACTGATCTGCAAGGTTAGATTGTGCAGCGTACAGCATACCATCATGAGATGTCGGGTTTCCTGCCTGTAAGATCCTGCCAAATACTTTATCAGCAGTAGACAGCGCCTGATCAGCAGACTTTAAAACAGTGGCTGGAATATCACCAGACTCATCAATCAGAAACAATACATACTTACTGTGAAGTCCTGACAAGGTTCGACCTTGTTCCTCAGCGTTGGCTGTTCTCGAGAATGATCTGGCCCTCATGAACCAAGTCTCTGGAAAATCTTTTGCGAATATCTTTGTCTGAGTCCATGTGAATGTATTGGTGAGCATCGGAGATCGTTGCTGCCATTTGCTCATCTCAGCCCACAAGTTATCTTTTAAGTTATCTTGAGTTACAGATATGGCTGCTGCTTTTGGATGAGATCCCTTTTCGCCTTGAGTGATCATGAACCACCAGCCACACCAAGCCAACACTGCTGACTTACCTGGACCAGCACAGGCTTGTAAACTCATCCTGAATATCTTTACATCTTTATCTGCAAAACCTCTCAAGGCTCTGATCTGCCAGAGATCTGGCTCAGTGCCAAATTCTTTTTGAACAAACGAGACAATGTCCTGCCTGTACCCTCTAATCTTGCTGATTGCTCTGGATCTAGATTCTGACATACACCATTAAATTCTCTTATATTCCATAAGACTGAATCTTAAATTCACGCTTGAGTTGTTTGTGTCAGTGTCAGCGACAAAATATAAAATATCACTTGGCGATAATGCAAAACCATTTGGCTCTTGTAAGGTGACTATAGTCGTTGCATTTGTGTCAACAGTGACTCTGAAAACCTCAAACCTAATTGAGAATTGTCTGTTAAAAACATATCCCTTCACCGTTATCCTTGGCGCACCTCCTCCAGATAACTTAACAGCGTTAATCCAAAGATACTTGGCCACCGCATCGGAGTCTGAAGCAGTGTGATAAATGCACTGTTGAGTTACGCCTTGGAGTGCTGGGAGAAAAGCTTGTTTGGTGCCTCCCGTTGTAGCCGTTACTGTAATGTTATTGGTATTTATTTGCGCTGATCCAGCCGAAGAGACAGCCACGCGGTTAATGCCAAGACCAGTAAAGGTTGTTACATCACTCCCCGTATTACCAAGAGTGTGAACGCCGATAGCCCTTTTATCATCAGCGTCTACATATACAAAATATAAAGTTAAAGCCCCTGTCCTTCCTAAGCCATCGGTTGTGCTGTTGTAAGTAATAGTGAAGGTTGATGCAGTGGTCATTGGAGTGAAATTACCAGTTGTGGCCCAGATTGTTTCCTCACCGGCCGATGCCGTTAGCCCTTCTCTATATCCAAACTTAGTAAAATTAACTATGCCTGAGCGCCGACCTATTATCACCTCATCTGTAAAGCTTGATGGTCTGACTGATATAGCATCAGAGTCTAATCCAAGTGA